CGTCCTTCACGACGCCGTCATTTACGCTGAGCACGCCCGAAGAAAAACCGTCTCGCCCATGGACGTCGTGTGCGCGCTTAAGAGACAGGGCCGCACACTTTATTGGCTTACCCCGTTACGCTGAGCACGCCCGAAGAAAAACCGTCTCGCCCGTGGACGTCGTGTGCGCGCTTAAGAGACAGGGCCGCACACTTTATTCCACTCATATTGGGCTCCGGGGTAATCCTTAGTTCGATTTCGATCTATTTCTTATCCTCGTTAAAAATTCGTATGCATTTGTCAGTGTAACCTGGGCACGATTATCACCGCCCTTCTTGTCCGGGTGGTAGATTTTTGACAGTTTACGGTACGCTTTCTTTATTTCAGAAAGTTGGGCATTCCTCGCGACACCTAGCGCCTGCGTTGCGAGTCGTTCTTTCTTTAGAGACAGGGCATATGAAAGAGTAGGAAGATTGTGCACGTACCCAGGAGAACTATCCCAGTTTTTTAAGTATCTGCTTCTCAAAGCTACGCTAGTTTTATCCAGGGAGGATGCTATCACATTTTTCATCGTCTTGATTGCGCTTTTTACTTTGGAATTGTTTGAAAATCGAAGCTTGGAAAATTTATCCGTTAGTCTGCTAAGACGTTCTAATGTCTTCCTAAATACTTCTAAAGTCATTGTCTTTGCGCCTTTCGATGCTTCTTGTAGAAGTATAAGCGTGGTTCGTTTTAAAGTACTGAATTTTGTGACATAATCGGGTGTCGCTAATCCATAATTATATATAAACCAAAATTTCTCAAACAAAACCGTCATTATAAAGAAGTAAAATCTTATTCTGATCCTATTTCTGTACCTCATTCTTTGCGCCTCTGCGGGCGTCTGCGACTTTCCGTGCCAGTCAATGTGTTCAAATTTTGCTAAGTCGATAAGTTTTCGCAGACGCGATCTGCTTCTTTGCGCCACCCTCTTCCGCGCAGACCGCGCGAGTTCACGGCTACGCTTGGCCATCGTAGGTGATAATTTTTTTTTTCTTCCGTTGTGAACAACAGTTCGCGCCGCAGCGTAAAAATATTCTGGACCCATTCTGGAACCAAAATCAAAAGAATTACGCGCATGTTTCGAGGAATTTCCTGCACTGAGACGAGGTGATTTACGGCGAGACTTGCGGCGGCGGCGAGGTGATTTACTACGACGCCGAGATTTGCGCGCACTGCCTATTTTACGGCAAGATCCTTTGCTAAATTCTATAGTTCCGGGCACTCTTTCGTACCCACGCCAACAACCACCTTCAATATTTTTTAATTCAGGCATGGTGTGTTTATTATTACAAATAATTTAATTGCGGAGAGAAGTATAATATATTTTCTCCAACAAAAAACTGTGAAGACACCAAGCAATGACTGACGAACGAACGACGCAAGGCATGTTGAAAACACCCGTTGACCAAAGAGCCACGCTAGTTACGCCCAAGGCGACGAGAACGCCAACAGCGGTGTTGAGTTCGCCACATGATCCACACGCCGACGCTGTTGACGCGGCGCTTGCCGCGGATGCAGCGCAACGGGCTGAAGTACAACGCTTGAAATCGAAACGGTTCAGCAAATCAGGGTGGACGAAGCGTTGTCTGTTCGACGGACCTTCAACGTTAAAAATAGAATTCCTTCAAGGAAAACAGATCAAGCAGACGTATCAGCGCACGAGGCCTATCTTTACTCACGCTGGTCACTTCAACATGTTCTACCTGCAGGGCGACAAAGATCCATTTTTTTCCAATTACATCAAAAAAATATTCAATTTAGACTCGGCTAAACTTGTAAGAAATTGCGAAGAAGGAATTTACGGCCATATTCCGCCACCCGACGAACTAACTTTACAAGAACCGATTGTTGCCGGCTGCGACAAATCCGGGCGTTCATTTATTTCAGTAATGCTGTGTAATGATCGTTCGCAAGAACATTGGGCTTTTGCACAATGTGCAAAAGCACACGACGCCTGTCTCGCAGCATATCACCATTCGTTGGTTCTTTTTCACCCCTTTGCTATTGACAATCAGGACCGCAACAAAAATGTACTTAGAGACGTTTGGACGTGGCAGCATTATATCAAGCCAAAAATTTCTGCAACGGGCGATGGGTGGTCGCCTACTTCAATGTTCAATGTTCAGTTTGAATTTCCTGATGTTGGTCTTTATTGCATAGATTTCAATGTTGAAAAGTATCGATTTTTGTGGGCTGTCGACAAACAAAGAAACCACGGGCTTCAGTTACTATCTAAACCCTGGGTCGGTGTTAAACGTTTGCTCTGGGACATCGAGCCGCTGCTCTCTCAGGAAAAGCGCAACACGTTTAGGGAATTTGTGAAAAGCCTGGCGGCGAAGTGGGAAGCGCGCAAGATCTCTTCACTGTCTGTGGCTCTCATGGAGCAGGCGCCATCTGTCGTCGGCGCGAGTCTCTGGCAGCGGTGTATCGATAGACAGCTCTTTGAGTATCAGCAAATCTCAGATTGGCAAAGTCACAAATTTGTATATTTTGGTTGCGACCAAAATTTTCATAAATTAAAAACCTTTTTAAGACAGATTGTTCAGCCCGAGGTGCTTCGGTCCGATTATGTTGAAATCATTGCTTCTCTTCGCGCAGAAAACTTGGCGTTAAGAAAGGCCGCAGCGGTGAAGAAAGCGTCCGACGGCGACACTACCGATGATGACGATCTTACATTGCCCCCGAAGCGAAAAAAAAATAAAATCTAGTACTTATTCGGGGGGGGGGATTTGACGGAATTAATTTTTTTTTCTAAATTTTCGTTTCAAAGCAAATTCAACTTTACCGGGAGGAATGTGCGTCCCGGTGGCTCGGGAAGGTAGTGGGCCTTTGTACGGAACGTACGTACCGCCTTGTGGCAAGAAAAAGAGACTCTTGGTGTTTTGTTTTTGCACAAAGTCTTCACTAAAAAATAAAGCCATGCCAGGGTCGGGTATGCGATAAATTGCGTAGATTGATACATCGTTTGACGCCCCAAACGAGCGAATTTCGTCCGAAAATAGTTGAAGTTCGTGGTCCTGGTCGTCGGATCGACCGCCGCGAAACGACGCTCGCCCATCAACTGCATCAAGGCATACAAAGTTGCAAGTTGTAAGATGATCAATCATTCTATTTCGCGCGTCCAGAGAGTCTTTCGTTTCAAAATACAGTATCATGGAAACAGCCGTATTCTTGGAAAGCCAATCCTCCGTTGTCATATTCTGCAACCTCTTTTTTTTTTCTTCTTTTTCGAGGCGAGGCTCGTTAAAAACAGCAAGGCGAAAATCGGCGAGCCAGGCCACGTAGGTTGCCACGTCGCTATGCATACATTTCAGAATCCGATCTGGCATCCTGTCTTGGTACATTTGCCACCGGATAACCTTATGATCAAGTTTTTCACCGGCGTTCATGTAATGAGCAAATGCTTTTCTCGCTTGTTCTTGGATAGGCTGGCCGGGTTCCGCGTCGCTGGTCGGTGACAAGAATTGATAGGGATTCATAGAGCTTCCCCGGGCCTCTTTGCGATAACTTAGATACGTACAATTTTTACTGGAGAAAATTCAATTTTTTTTCCTCCAAATAAATTTGCTGTCTTTACCAACATATCTATCATACACCTTAAGACATCTCCGGCAGATATGGATCTCACACAATTGAATGCTTATTATTTTGGAACGAATGTCGAAGGCTCGCCTTGCATTTATTCGAGCTATAGCGAATATCAACAAAATGTTTGCGGGAAGATGGTTCAAAATAAGTCAGGATCTGTTCCAGATGCGAAAATTATATCCGTGCAATTCTCTCAAAATGGCTGGCCAAAGAGCATAGTGATAGAGGTGGCCGAAAAAATTATCGTCAACGACAATCAACAGTCTTTGCGAAAAAAAATACGATTTATCACCGACGCTTCGAGCGAACACTTTGGACGGTTAGAAAAGGGCTACATTTGCCCCGCTTTAGGACTCCACGCGGATTCTCGTATGCAGTTTCCGACCTGTCGCAGATCCCCGCCAAGAAAGCGTCAGCGCGAAGCAAAGACTCAGAATTATAACACGACCCAAACCACAGCTCAAAGGCACGTTCAAAGCGAGACGCTGAAAAAAATTATCGCGGCCCAACTTGTCAGATGCATTGAAAAGTACAAGTCTGACGAGGAATTTAAGAACCATCACCTGGAACAGATGGAAATCATTAAGAAGATGATTCAGTCGCTACATGCCCCGATGCAAGACGACACGCTAACGTTTAAGGATGAATTTATCAAAAAGCACGGATTGGAACCCATGTCCGACGAGCATTTTAAAATGCGGATGTTATGTAAAGAAACCCCGCCTGACGATTTAAAAAAGTTAAGCGAGCTGAGTCATTTGAGGGAACAAAATTCTTTGGCACAGAAGAAAATACAAGAGCGCGATCTTAAAATAAAATCTCAGGACGAAAAAATCGAGCAGATTGCATCCAAATTGCGAGAGCGCGAGCTCGCCCAGCACCAGGGGGTCGCGTAGACTCTGGCACGCGCCGGGGCCTTTGGCCCGTGAAGCAAGCGTTAGTCTGCCTAAATGCAAAATTGCAATTTTTTTTATTTTATAAAGTAATCATGTCTAAACAACAGAGGCTTTCCCGAGGTTTGCAGCAAAGAATTTTGCATCCTGATCTAGAAAGCAAAATTTTATCGTATAAAAACGTTTACCTTGCACATAACAGGAAGATTGATAAACGTGGCAAAATAATTAAAATTGCCAAAGAATCAGAACTACTATTTAGGTTTATGACTAACCATTATAATATATTTATTTGGCCGAACAGCAAAACTATAAAGCACACTTTAAAAGCTGTAGCAAATTCAATATATTCCCGCCGTGACGCGACCCCTATTCAAGCTGCTATAAAGTGGCTATATTGGCTGGGAGAAGGTCGTTCTGTTCATTTACGTGGTCTCATGCGACACGCACAAAGGATTGTTTTTTACAAAAGACTACAGGTGAAAAGCGTACTCGATCGGCAAGACGGCCGGGCCCCCAAGAGCGCGCGACTGCCAATAACTTTGGATTTTCAGATTGACGCAGTTCCCATAAAAAATACATCTGGAAATTATATTCAAAATGTAACATCAAAGTTAGGCACTGATTGGGGTCACCCCCACCATGGGAGAGATCTTTTTCGTCATCTAATTGATGATCCTGATAAGAGATATGACCTAATAAAAAAATATCTTCCGCCTAAATATTTTAAGTGCAGGATCCGATGGATACCAAGGTTCGCAACAGAAAGCTCTGGTTTTGCGACAATTATATTTGATCCATTACTTATGCAATATTTCTTTGATAAACAAAATCTTCATGATTTCTCACAAAGATTGAATGGCTGGTTTAGCTATTTTATTTATTTAGGCATCGCAAACTACCCAACACGCGGTGAAAGATATTATATATTAACTATTGACGCGGTCCTACAAGCCACAAAAGGATATAAACCTTCTTATTTTGACAGTGGCGACTTCCTGTATCAGAAAATTAAATTAACGGGCCAGGAAAAGCTACAAACTTATCTAAATCAAATTATATTATTGCAGCTAAGTCGCATGCTGCACGAAATCTTGCATTTAGACCATTCAAACAGTCCATATCATACTATTCACAAATGCAACGATGACTTCCTAGAAGACGACTACATTGGTTGGCGTTTCATTGATTTAGATGAGTTGGATGGTGAAAAATATATGTTATTTAGCAATATTAGACCATCTAAAGAAGTCCTTGCTTCAAAATTTGAAGCGTTTAGCGTCGCGAGTAAAAGCATTGCGGTGAATATTCTTGATGCTACGCCAACATCTCTCTCACATATTGACAACTCTGTTTATAGATTCGAAAAGACATATCATACTATTAGAGACTTGGGCACCATTCCAGGCTTGGTTCATGAAATCGTTAACAAATGCGAAGAGCATAGTCTAGAAGACCTTAGTTTTGATCGCCTTAATTTTAATAAATTTTATCGAGCCGACGGTTTGGAGCAAGACGAATTAAACAAACGAGCAAAGTTGATTATAGACTGTATCCAGAAAAGCATCGAAGAAAAACCAATTGTTGCCTCAAATCTTATATCATTGTCGTCGATTGAAGCTAGATACGAAAAATTGAAAAAAGCGCTTAGGTCCGCCAAAAAAATAAACTTGATTTCAGATAGCATCTAATTTACGTCACATTAATATCCCCCTTCATACCGCTATGGGCACTGCACTGATATACAAACGTTCCTGCTTCATTTGGTGTCCACGACACTGTTGCATTTCCCGTAGAATTTTGTCCTGATGCTGATGGCGTACTTACATCTGCGCCACCAGAATTTGTTCTGATACGGAATGGATGAGAGCCTGGAATACTTGATAAATTAAAATTGAGTGTATCTCCTACGTGTATTGTGACTGGGGGTTGTGTCCCAGATACAGACCCGACTCTGTCCGTCCCATTTAACACATATGAGAAACCAGAAGTTGTGACCGTTATATTATATGTTTGTGGCGGGTCGGGAGGGGTGGGTGGTGTTGGTGGTGTTTGGCTCGTGTCGTTAATAGTGACGCTCACGCTCGTTGTTTCATCATTCAAGGACAGAGTAAATGTTTCGGTGTTCTCGGTTTGTGCATCGGCGTTGACAGTAAATTCTTTTTGAGCCTCATTTATGGCAACCGTGAAATTTCCTGACAAGGAGACGTCGACGCCGGCCACGTTTATGTCAGTTGGTTGTATTCCTGTAATAGTGTAAGGTACAACTTGCCCATCTATAAATTCACTTATATTATCATATAATGAGGTCAGAGTTATTGTGAACGCTTCGCCTTCATTCGCGGAAGTTTTGCTACTTGTCAGTGAAAACATCCGACTAGCCGCCGGCGTATCACCATCGGTAGACTGGGGGTTCGCTTGGAATAATTGATGTGGGACAGTCATAAGCGCCCCTGGTAAGCCATTAGCGGACCATAATTCAATTAAATCGCCAGGTATCACCTCGCCTCTCACTCCTAATTCTGTATTTTGTCCACGTATTTTAAATCCAGAAGGAGAACCATCATTTCCATCCCCTGGATTACAATTTAGATACAATTTATTATCTTCTATTTCAAAATTGATGGACAATTTCAGACCCGAAGGATATGCCTCTAGGAACTTGTTGTTCGACCACAAGGAATATTTTACCTGATAATCTGTTATGACGCCATCTTTTTTATAACTCACAAGAGCAGGCCAATGCAGGCATTGTCCGCCACCAGTGCACCCGTTGTTACACCCTAGACCATCATTGCTTCCCCCCATACAAGTTTGACTAGTCATTTCAATGTATGTGGGGGGGCTCATAAATTGAAGCACGCTGGGCAACACGCTGTTACTTGTTCCTTCGTCGGTGCTCTCTTTTTTGCTAGTGTTTAACATAAAAAGAATTACCCCAACAATTATTCCAAATACAATAAAAACTGAGAGACTCAACACAACAATGTATTTAATTTGCATCAGATTTTGTAAAAGGAAATTATTTTTTTAAAAAAAATGTATAGCAATACAAAGATACAAGGTTATATGGACAAGAGCGCGCCTATCATAAAATCAGTAAATGGAAGCTTAATAGTGCTATGTTTGATTATTGTAGTCGTTTTCACTATTAGAAGTCGCCGCAAATTTGATCGAATCGGTTTAAAAACGGATATAAAAGTAATTGACACACAAATTCTTCAAAATTCTATAAACGATAGTTTAGATTATGTCACCAATGACGGCTCATGTAATAACAATTGCGTTACTTCTTATAATTTAGTTGTTAAAACCTTTTCTCATCTAATTACGGACTATAAGAACGAAGACAACGGCGTGTTAGATTATTCCAACTGGAAGGATTCGGTGAAAAGTTCTCGCCTTCACGTAGAAAATTCTGAGGATTATGCTTTTGCGTATGAGAAAAGTGCCGGTAACTCGTTCACTAATTTATTTCACTACGACACAAATTTTCAAGGAAATACTACGAGTAATATACAAACTATGTTACAAACCTACTGTGGCGTTGATGACGATATGATTCCTTTGTGCAACATTGATTCTCTCATTCAAAGAATCTTTTCAGCCACTACCATCCCCGAGAGTGGATTGAATTGGATAGTCATTGAATATCCGTGGTTTAATCAGGTGACTAGAGAAAAAATAAAAAAGAGATCGTTTGTCCTTCGCTTGAGCGAAGATGTAATCGTCGGCGCTGGCTACAGTGTAAAAACAACGATATTCGAACCAAGGGAGAGTTTATCGTTTGGAATTTTAGGAGGATTTGGATTAATTGCGGGTCTTTTGTTTGTGCTACCGGGACCATACGTTGATAGAAGTATATACAGCATGAATAAATTGTTGCCAGAAAAATCTTACAACGTCGTATTATTCCAAACCGTCGTAGCAAGTTGTTTGCCGCTTATTATACTCGCATTTGTCCAAGGATTGAGATGTCTACAAATCCATAAAAATGATTCGACGAGAGAAGAACTCAAACAACAAGATGCGACTACACGAGAAACCTCCGTTGGTATGGCTCTCCTAGCGTTGTCAATTACTCTCATGAGCGGCCTCGTCCCGGAAGAACGCATGAACATCGTGTTTTCGACGGTATTAGCATTCGTCTTTTCTGTAATATCCGTCATGCACCTCTGGCGCATGAATACAAACGACGAGATGTATCAGAGCAAGCAAGTAAGAGAATTTTGCTTGAACATGGCCATCATGAATTTGTTGTATGCCTTCGTTCTCATAATTACCAAATATTGGGACAAATATGAAGCAAAACCGCTTTTGGGCAAAGACGAACCAATAAATAATATCACAAAATTTAGTGCCTAACGCGTTAGCCTTTTTTTTTTGAAGTATTGATCGATCAATGTCTGTTTTTTACCGTCTTTGTAGTTGGGCGATTGAAATAACAGGGGCTCCTCTGAATTTGGTTGTTCTTTCTTACCTTGTTGCTGAGTTGCCGCGCTGAACTTATCGTGTAATTTACGCCCCAACTTTTTCATGACACTTGAAATATGCCTAATTTTTGCGCGTGAAATTTGAAATTTTTTAGCTGTTGCGTTTATTAAAAAAAAAAAAATTTACAACCATAAAACAAACATGGCTCTTCGAGATGCCTTGGTTGCGCGCAACAGAGCTGTGATTGTGGAAAACATAGCAGTATTTCGGACGATTATTGAGAGATCTTCAAATATAGACAACCCAAGCAATATTATAGACCAATTAGACGACTGTCTGCAGAAAATTTCTTTGGCGCAGGACAAAATCAATACGTTGGAAAGAATGATGCCATTGCAGCGGTCCCCAGGTGATGAACAGGAACAAGAAGAGCAAGAGTCTCCGCCTACAAAATCCAAAAAAAAGTAATTTAAACGTCTATTTTTCCCAGACCTCATTAAAGCAGGTGTTCCCACATCCCGTTTTTTTACGAAAAACTTGTTTAAGGTTCATTTTTTTAAACACTTCGTCGTAAGGCTTTTCCTCTCCGTCGTCTCTTTCTACCTGCACTTGTGTAATATGGTCAAAGAGGTGTGGATTCTTTTTGTATTCACTGGTCAAGCAGCCTTCGCAATCAACAATTAATGTGTCAAAGTTTTTGCCCGGGACGGGCGATGTTACATCATCATTTTTTTCTAATGTCCGATTTAAAATAGTCGTCTTCATGTTGCACGCAGTAACATTTTCACCAAGATACTGCACAATATTTTTTCTTGCCCCCTTTGTCGTGCCGGGTTCAATGGCCACGTGACAGGCTGGGTTTTCAAGCTTTTCCTGCACCACAGCCGTTACTGATCCCAAGCCGGCGCCAAATTCAAGAACACATGCATCTGGTCTAGTAAAATTTTGCGCCATCCATCGCTCTCCGTATTCCGAGCTTTTCCATATTGTGCAAGTAGGTTGCTCGTAGTGGTTTTCTTTTAATGGGATTTCAAATTTAAAATTTGAACTATCGTGTATAATGTCTCGCGAATTAGCTCGCGAATTAGAATTACCCATCTTTCTATAAGTCAATAAAATTTTGATCCTAAAACACGAGGAAAACGTGTTGCTATTAATTCTATATCCTTTACATATTTTTTTCCATTCTTTTTTGTTTTACTTTTATAAGAAAATATAAATGTTTCTATTTACAACGTATGTCAACGACGAATATACCGCCAAAAAAATGCAGCAATCTTCAAAAAGATTAGGTAAAAAAATTAAAATTGATATTGAAATGAAGTGGCAATGGGTAAAAAAAGGGAAAAAATGGCAAATTGCTTGTGATTTTTACCAGTTTGATTAAACTGGCCGTAGCCTCAGGCTTAACACGTATCCCTTTGAAGCATTGCAACCCTCGCCACTGTTGCAATCGCTTGCTCGTATCTTATTGAATAAATCACAAGCATCGTGGTATGAAAATGAAAGTTTATGTTTGCATATCATCAGTGTCACAGATTCGTGCAAACAGTATACAAATTTGAAAAATTGATTTCTATTTGTAAGCCATTCGCGGGAATTACCATCGAATTGATGACGAACAACGCTGCGTACATTTTTTGGAAAATTCTTCCTGCAGTTTCCACACGGCAGACTGCTTCCAAAATATGTTACAAAGCCGATGGCATTTAATTTATCTCTCTTTGATGGATGCTTACCGCCCGACTCGGGGGCATAATTAGCTGCTACTGAATACAAACAATGCCAAAACGCCGGACCCCACGCCTTTGACTGTAATCCATTTTTTGAATTACTTATTGGCATGGCATATTTATAGACTGTAATATTTTTTTGGCTTTGTGGTAAAATCTAAATCAATTTCGTAATAATTCCATATTTTAAGGCTTTTTTGGCCGGAATATTTATCTCTTTTTTAATAATTTTATTTATCTTGGAGCCTAATTTTGTATTTTGTTTGTATAGATCTTTTATTTGCTGCATGAGATTATGGGAATTTTTCATTTCATCGACCAGGTCGCAGTACTTTCCCCAGAAACCTGTTGACAGTTGATGAATCAAAATTGATCCGTTTTCGTTTGAATATCTCTTTTTCCCACCCAGCAATAAAAACGTAGCAGCCGACGCGACAAAAGTGTCGACTATTGTCACCACAGGAATTTTATTTTTTTTGATGTGATTCATTCCAGATAATCCCGCGTATGCGTCGCCCCCGTCGCTATGAATATATAAGTAAATCTTTTTCTTTCGATTTAAAAGGGCATAGTTATTAGCTTGCTTCAAAACTTTTAACAAATATAAAATACTTTTTTTGGACACATCCGCGTAAAAGTATATCTTATTTTCTTGGAATTTTACCAATTCTTTGTAATCTTCTTCTTCTTCTTCTTCTTCGTCTCCCAATAACTTTATATTCTTCTTAATCATTCGGAACATACCTTTTTTGTGTCAAAACATTAAAAATATTTGCATATGAACATATGTGAATACGTAGATCCAAAAAATATTTAACATAAGAAATGAGCATAGAGTATTTGAACGAAAAGTCTAATGTAGATGATGTGGACATCGTAGACGACGATGTAAACGACGTGGTCAATTATACGCCTTTCGCACAAGATCCAAGTACAAGAAGTAAAAACTTTATCAAAGAATACAGCTCTATGATTCACCTGTTCAATCACGAACCTTCCGAAGAAAGAATCAAAAAAACGCAAGAGATTTGGAAAGAATACGACGTGATTCCTAATTTGTTTCCAGGTCTCAATGCTGGCGATATAAGGGACATGGATTTTCTTAAAACGTTACCCCTCAGTAAAAAATCAATTGTACGTTTTGATGGCTCGGGCCGGCTTGGCGCGTACGGTCTAGCTGGAAGCTGGTATCAATGTCTTGTTGATGCGTACAATAGAAAGCTGCCCTTTTTACTGTTCATGGAAGACGACGCTGTCCCTCTACGTCAGCTTTCACCAGAGGATTTTCATGCTACCTTTATGAAACTTGTAGATAATCTTCCAAACCCGAAAGGAATCTATCAATTCACCTCTACTATTTATTGTAAAAGAAGGGAGATCAACAAGAAAAAAAAATTAGAAACTGTCAAGTGGAAAAAAATGGACGTGCAAAAAAATAGAATAAGCGGGTGCACTGCCATGTTATATCCCCGAGCATCAATAAAAAAATTTCTTGATCATATTCGTAAAAAAAAAATTACAAAGCCGATTGATCATTTGGGGTATATATTTCGACATTCATGCTATAAATTAGACGGGCTATCTTCCGAAAACGGAATGTTTAAAGGAATTTTTGAGCAGATAAACTGTGATTGCGGCGACAGAACTAATATTATGAAGACGATCAAATCTAATTCCAAAAAACATACTGTTCTTAACGTCATAACAGCACTAACGATACCGTGGCTGACAATATTAAATGCACATAAAAAACCTCGATTATTGTTACCATTTGTGGTGCCAAGTGATTTTGACGTAACCCAAGCTGGTAATGCAATTGAAGGCGTGCTTTATATTAATCTTGCCCACAGAGAAGATCGAAGATTGCACATAGAAAAAGAGCTCAAAAATTTGGAGACAATTTGCAAAACAACGGAAAGAATAGATGCAGTAAAACATAAAATTGGAGCAAAGGGCTGTGCCAAATCTCATATCAAAGCATTAAATAGAGCAAAAACACAAGGATGGAAAAACGTGTTAATAGTTGAAGACGATGTAATATTTCGTAAAGATGCTGCTTTGTCGATCGCTTACGCGATGCATTCGCATGATTTTGACGTCCTGCTTGTTGCGGGTAATATTTATTCAGCGTCAAAACTAGATATCGACGGCTTATCAAAAGCTGTCAAAGTTCAAACAACAGCTTGTTATTTAGTAAAAGCCGACTATTACGATAAGTTGATTGCTTCTTACACTAAATCATCCAAAAATTTGACACACAAGACAAAAGCTCCACAATGGGCAATCGATAAACATTGGTTTAAACTGCAAAAAAGACATAATTGGTTAGTTTTCAACCCCACTCTCGCCTATCAAAGGCCAGATTATAGTGATATTGAACATAAACGAGTTGACTACGGGGTTTAATAATTATGTGCAACTAATCATGTGCTTCAGCTATTACATTTTTTTTATGTTCTTGTGGCGGTTTTAATATTTCAGAATTACAACACTATGATAATATTGTTTATTGCGCTTTCTCTCGTAATTTTGTTGATATGTGTTTTTGTAATCACTGCATTTACATCCACAAAAAAAGAAACACAAGATGACAGTCTAGGCATTGAAATCCAGTCCTTAGTAAAAAAACAGACTGGTGAATTACAAAATATTAAGCAATTATTCACGGCCAAAAGATTTGACTTACCCATGAAGTACATTTATGCAAATTTTAGAGAAAGAAATATTAACTCTGATTTTGGATTGAGACTATACAAAGAACACTTAAGAGTGTGGAACGGATTTAAAGAACGGAATCAACCAGAAAAGAATACTTTTGAAAAGTTTAAAACCACATTTGATACAATTTTAGATTCTGTTAAGAGCGATGGTTTTGATGGAAACAAATCAAAAATTGTCATTGATTCTAATAATAGTTTGTTAAACGGGGCACACCGAACTGTTTCATGTGCATTATACAATAAGGAAGCAAAGTTTCGTATTGGTACTTCGAGAGATGGACAAGTAAATTGTGACTATAAAATGTTTCAAAAAAAGAAATTGGATTCAAAATTTTTAGATGCCGCTGCATTGCAATTATGTAGAATGAACAAAAATTCGTTTGTTGTTTGTTTATTCCCAGCCGCCAAAGGTAAAGATGCTGCTGTCGAAAAAATTCTGACAGAATATGGTGAAATAGCATATAAAAAATATGTTTATCTGAATTCAACGGGTGCTCATAATCTAATGCGTCAGGCATATTTTGATATACTGGATCTCAAAAAATGGATCTCAGCAAAGGTTAGACGGTGTTTTACAAACGATGATTTATTAAGGGTTTATTTAGTTCAAATTGATAATCAAGAGTTAGCAAACGAATGCAAAAGGCAAATTAGAGATATTTACAAATTAGGACAAGCTCTAAAGCGAAAAAATTCGGTTCATATAAACGATACACACGAAGAAGCACTTATATTAGCTAGAGCTTTGTTTAACGATAATAGCATCCACTTTATGAATAATTCTAGACGAGCTTCGAGAGATTACACAAAATTTAGAAAACAAATAAATTACTTCAAAAAATGGATTTCTAAGAAACAGTTAGACATTGAGGATTATTGCATTTCTTCCAGTTCTGTTTTATCGGCATATGGTTTACGACAGGGAAACGACTTGGATTATCTTCATAATAGCGAAGAAATAACTGGCCATAAAATGATTCAGAGTCATAATAATTACGGGAAGTCAATATATCACACACATATACATGATATCATTTACAATCCGGAGAACCATTTTTATTTCAGCAATATCAAATTTGCATCGTTGGATGTTGTCAAAAAACTAAAACAAAAAAGAATGGAGAAAAAGGATGTAAACGATGTTTTACTAATAGATAAACTTTATGGTTCTACTGAGAAAACATTGTATAGTAATTTTATATTATATAGAGTTTGTCACATGATAACACAAAATATGTTAAATACCGATAAAGAATGTGATAAAATTTATTATGTAAAAGGATATAGAGCAAGCGATGAAGATTATGAAAAATCAATACGTATCTTAAATGAACGTAAGTTAGATTATATAGAGGAATGTAAATTGAATTCCTATAATGATTTGTTACAAAAACAAAAGTATCATGCACCAACATTTTTATACCATTCACATTTAAATCCAAATAAGATTATAAAAGATAAGAATTATATAGGATTGATAGAATATGACATAGATTTAGCATTGGATGATAACGAATCCTTACATTATAATGATATAACTATTGATAATTATAATTTCAATTTGTATAACGAAATAACTAGAATTATTAATTTCAATAAAGATGATTTCATATTGTTTTTGTCAGTTAAACATAAGTTAGCCTCATTAAGTAAACAAGATGATATAAGAATAAATAATATTCATTGGTTAGATTATTTTATAACTGACTATAATAGAAGATTTAAAACAACACATTCAAAAAAATCAATCTTAAAAAAGTTTGGGAGGCAAATGATTGGGACACAACAAAGTTTTTTATGTAGTAAATCAATCTTCTTAAAAATATCAAAGTATGTATATGAATTCATAAATGATAATATTCATAGCCGATATGAACCACGGCCAAGTGCCATAATCGAAAGATATATATCTATGTTTCTATTACTCGAAGATTGTAATAAATTTTACATTCCATTGAAACATAATGCAGTAGGATATAAATCAAAATATAAGTATGGTACATGAATTGCTTCAAACTTATTGAATTCAGAATATCGCAGTAATTTGTTCAATTAAGTTAATAGATATGTTTTTTAACTTTTCTTTTGTATAACCCTTTGCTGTATTATTATCTGGTCTATCATGATAGCGATCTGAACCATCAACATGTTTAATATATATTGTATCTTTTCCAATTTTTTTGTATAAAAATAATCCCATCAAGCAAAAATTGAAATCATGTACTACATCTTCAATAAACCCAACTCTCTTTGCAATTAATTTATCAATTAAATAATTGGTCCAAAATGATTTTCTACTAATATATGGATGATTAGTAAAACCATTAGTACTTGTCAAATCATACTCTTCGATGTATTTAGTTTTCTTGTCCCAAGCTCCCTCATGATCTCTTTGAGAAAATCTAATATAATTTATATTTAAATTTCTGTTTAATAAATCAATAATATCACCAACGTTCACTTTTTGTAAAAATAACCAATCGTGTTCTAATAGTAAAAAGAACTTCGTTTTACATTTTAATATCAAATCAAGCATATTGCAACCAACCGTATTAAAACTATAATCAATATCATTAAAATTAAATGTTCTTTTCCCAAAATACCATTCAATGTTAAATATTCTTTTTAAGTTGTTAAATTTTTCTACAACTTTTTTTTTATCATTTTTGTTTAAATTTTTAGAATCGTGACAAATTAATATAGGTATATCTTTACCAAAATATGCCTTAACACTTAAAAGTACTGCATTTAAGCAATCTAATTGTTTATTAGTTTTATGAGTAGTAACTAAAATGGTGATATCCTGCTCCGCGCCGCTCGCACTCGTACCAGTGCCTAGTCGTTTCGCTACTTGGTCCCACATGTGGCTATTAATTTTTTGACGAACTACTTCGAACAAGTTATACTTTTCAAGTATTAAATTTCTTGCCTTTTTCATGGCAGCAACATGTTTATCTGTAATTGGTTTTTTAAGTATTTCGCGCACATCATCCATAACATTTTCTTTTTCTATATCGATAACATACAAACTATCTTCTGGAAAATATTCTAATATATTAGGGCAGCCGCAATAAATGGGCATTGTAAAACATAGAAGCGCTTCAGTAATCTTTTCACTGAAGTAGTTTTTTGTTTTTGAATTTTCAATGCATATAGAATATTTGTAATCGAGAAGACCCTTTTTTTTCTTAGTTAGTTGCCCAAAATATCTATTTTTAAGGCTATTCTTCTTCCATCCCTTTCCAAATATGTCAACGAGTTTAGTTTTATCAACCTCTTTGGTAAAAGCTACTCGTCTTTTGTAAATTCCTCGGGGTGGTCTGGAAATTTTAGAAGAAACAATCATGGAACACAATTTATTTCTTGACTTGTATTCTAGATTTTTGGCTTGGTCGAACGACAAACACCCTTGGCCTTGTGTAAATACTACCGCGTGAATGGTATCTTCATAAAATGATTTATATTTTCCAAAAGGCTCTCTCGGTAAAATTATGAATTTTTTCTCATATTCTTTTTTACTTAAACCATCCATGCCAATAATGTAATCAGCTTCATCCACATTTGCGGTGGATCTTATATTCTTCCAATGCCCGTTACTTGATGGCGTTGATTTGTCACATTGCGACTTGTATTTTTTAGGATGTAAATTACATCCTTTCCATGCACAGTCAAAAAACACTGATACACTGTTGGTAATGTTTTTTTGGAAAATCTTATCACACTGTATTTTTTTGACCAATGAATAGTCGCGCTGTTCAAAGAAATTAATCAATTCGGGATCATTATAATTATCTTCTATTGTTATTACGTCTATATTATACTTTGAAAAATCCAAAGTACTTAATATATCTAATTCGCTTCCTTCCGTGTCAATAGATAGAAAATCAACATTTCTAATATTATGCTTATCCAATATATTATTTAATTTTACTGTTTGTACATCTACAATTTTAAAACCTTTGTTTTCTTCGTTTTTAATCTCTTTAGAAATTCTTTTCTGGTGCTTTGGATCATACTTATTTACTAGACCCGATAATCCTAGTCCATATCCAGAAATGTCCATAAATTGTGTTTTTTCTTCCACGTTGGATAATACTACATTTTCACATATACAACTCCTATTTTCTTTTAATTTTTCGAATGCAGAGGTTCGAGCTTCTATTGCTAGGCCGGTCCATTTCAGAGTTTCCTCAAAAAACTTGCAATTACTGAATCTAATACCATCATCGGCACCTATTTCTAAGAAAACCCCGGGAGTTTTTTTATCTTTAAAAAACCGTTTGTAAACAAACTCGTCCTGTCCGTGCTGGCTATAAAACTTTTTTGGAACTAGACTTATTTTGTGAATTTGTTTTGGTCGTCGAAAATAAACAAGCAATACTGCCATAATACTAATGATTATGAGAAAACATACAATGTTAACATACAACATGTCACACTTATAACATGAAATATTTTTAAGACTATAAAAATCTTATCACTTGAATAATGAACCAGCGCGATCTTCAAAATCGAAAAACACTCTGGGATTCAACGATGGGAGTAGCAGCTACACTCGTTCTCTGGCCGCTCATCGTATCCGTGCCGCTCATGCTGCAACATACGTACGCGAATATTTTTAAATCAGGCTGGTATGCCTATCAGCAAAAACCTAAACCTCTCGGATTGTGCCTAGGACTCTTAGCCGTAGCGGTTGGGCAGACGTTTGTATTGTGCTACCAGTACGTCAGGTGGACGAAATCAAAGTATGCGGGCAAATTGGTGCCCGTGCAGCCGAACGAATATCGCCTTTATGATTACGCGGAAGCAGCCCAAGAGCACCTCTCTCAGGCAGAGGGATTTGCTGTCATCGGCTGCTATCTTACATGTACGTGGATGCTGCATCTCATGCCGTCGTCATACTACAGTTTTGAAGGCGGGGTAGCGTGGTCAAAAGTCGCCGCATGCTTGCTAATTCAGGATTTCTTACAATATGTCATGCACCGCGCCGAGCACAAAGTTTCAAAGTCGCTATACCGGGCCTCGCACGAGCCGCATCACAAGTTTACGAATCCTAGGTTATTCGACGCATTCAACGGGTCGTTGACAGACACCTTATTAATGATTGTCTTACCTCTGTTCGCGACTAAATCAATCGTGCACTGCAACGTGTGGACGTACATGGCTTTCGGCACGCTGTATGCCAACTGGCTGTGTCTAATCCATTCCGAAACCCACCATCCCTGGGACTGTGTTTTTCAAGCGTGCGGTCTTGGAACTGCGGCGGATCATCACGTGCACCACAAGCTTTTCAGCTACAACTACGGGCATTTATTTTCATACTGGGACCGTTTGTGCGGCACGTACCGGCACCCACAAAACGTGCGACAGTTTCGCAAAAATCACAAAGACCCAACGCAGTGGAAGCCGCACAAATAACATACGTCAGGTATCTGGCCAGGTAGCTGGGCGGCCTAGCTCTAAGCAAAAGGAAAAATGTCTGCCGGGTAACTCAGTACGAATTCCCTTTCCGTGCGGAAAATACGGAATAAATAATGTTGGCGGGGGCGGGTACTGTTGGTTTACAAACAAAAAAAAATATTTTCGTTTAATAAATAAATAATGAACGCTCAAGAATTATTTAACACCTGGTGGAAAATCACTTTACTAATTTTGGGATTGCTCCTAATTGTCGTATTACCCGGCTTTGCCTTTCCGACATGGTACGGAATTGGTCAAGATGATGAATACATCTTTAGCGGCGAGCCACCCGCTGCTTTAAACATACGGGCAAGCGCAAGTTGGGCAGCGGTGAACAATTATCCTGATGGAGATTGGGGAACTCAAAATTATAAACTTAAACTTGAGAAAATGGACGAAAACGGAAATGACATGGTTAATACATGTAGCTGGTATACCGGCAGCGCCGGCGGCGCCGGCGGAAACTCGAATACTATATCATGTGTTAGGGATGGCCACGGGTTAAGTGTAGGCGATATAGTTGTGGTTAGTTTTGTATCAACCGCGGGCGCCGGGGCTTCTAGCTATCAAGATACTGAATCTCAAAATGGCAGTTACAAAGTAACAGGTGTTCCTACATCAAACACATTTCAAATTGTACTTACCATATCGGTATCAAAAGCGGATAACACCACAAATTCGGGGTCATCGAGTTTTATTTACTGGTATAAATCCAGTTGTAATGGCGACCAACATGATCAAAAAGCCCCGTCGCAATGCAAGACTGGTACACGCAATAACCCACTACCATTAGGCTTCGACCCAAACGCTGTTTCTACATCGGCGTTAGCCACCGCAAATTGGAACAGCTACAAGGGCCCGCAGCCTATTGTATATAGACTTATGGGCAATTGGAGTCAAACAAGCCGTTTTTCCACTCATAATAAAAAAGTTTACTTTAAGATTGTTGGGAAAGATCTAGTATTTGATGTACAACACAATAATTACGCCCCTTACGAGAACGAGGACCTTCCTACGGGTTTTTCTATCAATTATAATATTGAGAATACATCATTAACTACCCAGTTGATGGAAACGGGAGTAGGTAAAATATATTCGAATGCCATCGTTAAACCCGACGATAAACTCTATTTAAGATTTATACGAACTACTGCTGATAGTACCTCGTCCGGCTCCATCACGAATTTATCACTTGGATACATTACAGTTCCGGCAGAATTTAAACCTGTTAAAAAATAAGTGCTCAAGTGTGGACATGTTTTTTTTTTAACATCGTCGGTCCCCCCGATTAAGACAGACGTGATGCTAACTAGTAGTTATTACGGGTGGGGGCTAGTCATCTCAACTCATCGCCAAATCACCAGACCAAAAAGAGTCGACCCGGTCATTCCGAATCGATGGACAGATGCAGTGCGACGATTTTTTCATAGTCTTTATATTCACGATCAAGTTCTTCCATGAACATTTCCAGAACCTCCTTCCTGACCTTTTTTTTTAATTTCTGAATCATTTCTGGATTTGGGGCGAATGGGGACATTCCAACCATCATAACAAAATTTATATTGTATAACTGGCTCCATATCAAGGAGTAGGCACTGTAGTGTGTACCGGTCTCCATACTTTCAAGGTCGTCCCAGTTCTCGTAATCATAGCACCCAATAAGTTCATTCAGCATGGTTTTAGTCTTGTCCTCAATCCTGTTGTCAAACAGAATATCGTCCAATCCCATTATGTTTTCCTGTTGTGTGCTTCTGTGTTTGTGATGTGTTGGTGCTCTAAACTATCAAACCCGAACAAATATGATCACAAGAAGCGATCTATGGGGGTCGTGGGAGGAAGCTCAGTTATATTTGTCTCCAGGTTTTTATAATCAAGACCAAATGAATGATGACCTCGCGCCAGGCCCTCCTAATTTTTCAATTGTGGGTCGTTTCTGAATTTGAAGACGCAAAACGTAATTTAACGCGGACTTTTGGAACAAGACACCAAAAATACGCGTTTTGCGAATACAACGAGTATAGTTGTTGTCCTCGAAACCTTTTTGGAAAAGTTACGTGCAATTGCAAAACCAACAAGTTCAAACAAGAAATCATTTATTTAGATTTGCTATATTTTTACTGCAACAAACTTCAAGTAGCGTTGCGCGGCCCCCCGTTGAAATACAAAATCTTAAATGACATATGCGAAGACCAGGTTGTGTAAATTGCCGGCTTTCGTGCAGCTTGAAATAACTAGCTATTTAGATTCCGCGACGATCTTAATCGTAAAAAAAAGAAAGATATTATCACCAAATTTTATCTTTCATTGCATTTGCATGATGCAGTTCAATTACGTCGTGAATCAGTTAAATTATTACCGTCGCGAATATAACAATTTGTGCACATTTACGCGATTTGCTTTGCACAAAAACAGACAAAAGAGGAATTTAGTAGTCTAGAGCATAATGTTTTTTTTATTTTTTATAATAATAATATGTCCGAATTCAACAAATCTGGAAACTACACAAATGGCTTCTATATTACTTTGCCAGAAGCTAAAGATCGTCAGGCACAGTTTTCAAACCAAATGGAAAAACAACCAAATTTGATAATAAAACCCTGGTTTGTGGATAAAAAGAAGGAAAGATATACAACAGACAGTCACGTAGCATGTCTAAAAGAAGCTATTAAATTAGGATTGTCACGAGTCATTGTTTTTGAAGACGATGCCATTTTGCCGGAAGAAAATATACATAAAACTATTGAAGCCGTGGACGCCGAGCTAGAGGGGAAGTGGCAAGTTCTCATATCGGGACATAAGACAAAAAATATGAGATCTGGGGATGTTACGAAAATAAGTAGCTTAGTTGTCAAGGACGGGGATCGCAGAGCGGAGGGCACTTTGTTTAGGGTTCATCGTTCGGTAGCTGGGTGCCACGCCTACACCGTCAACGGCGTCGAAGCCATGTCCGAATTAATTAGGATTCAAAGCGTCTCGGAATATACTGGAAGCGGTCGCATTGACGTGCACGATGGTTGGTTCAAGGGCACGAATCCTAACAAAAACACGGGTCGCCATTGCATTGAGGGAAGTTATTTAAGGGAACAAGATTTGTGGTTTATTACTGATTTGGCGTATGTCACAGAACAGCATATAGACGGATATTCTTATAGGATGAAAGATACAAAACACGCGAGGTGGGACGACGAGAACTCGCAGTCGTGGGTCAAGCGATTGAACAGGAATATGCTTTCCCCTCCTAAAAATGTTTTAGTTTTGTCTTATCCGGGTCTCGCTGGGGACGAGGTCAGAAAAATGTGCGCAAACATATTGACCGAGACTTCCGTCAAGGGGCACGTCACTTTAAAAGTTATTCAGAAATCACAAGACGTTGTCAACGTGCTGCGCGACTGGGTTAAGACATCTAAATCGATTATACCCGGTAAGAAACACGTCGTCTTCGCCGTAACTGGAAAACCCGAATTGTCGCACGAAGACGCTCGTACAATCAAAAAATGGAGTACTCAAATAAATAAAATAACGAAAGAAAAATACAAGTACGATGCTGAATACGAACGCGCAAACAACGATAGGAATCGCGGAAAGGGAATGAAAGTTGATTTTTCTGAATGGCGGGATTTCATGTTTACAGTTTTCCACGTTGAAGATTTTATGAAAGATGCAAAGCGCGCGTCTCAGTTTCTTAGCATGCGTCTTGGAATGGATGCTAATAAGCTAATTCAAGTAGGCCAGAACGTTGCACCTATATCGCGAGCTAGTCTGCAAAAAAAAATTGATGAAGTCGATCTATCAGAGTCAGACTACGAGTCTGACGACGACACTTTGTCCGAAACTGCAAATTTTAAATTTAAGGACCCCCTCGAAAAAGCTAGGTATATTTAATTATTTAAGAACTAATGTTGTTTGTTTTTTGGTGGCGCGCGCTTGCTGCTTGCCCTTATGTTTTCGCTTGGGTTTGGCTTTGCCGCCCAAGAGAGTTTGTTGATGTGAGTTTGTCTTTTTTGGACCGCAGACCAACACTTGTGTTTGCACCGGCGTAGAAGGCTTGTCGGTCTTCTTTACAAGAACATACTCCATAATTGATCTGTTTCCTTGAAGTTTTCGCATACAATCGTTAAATTCGAAGTCCAAATTAACCATGCAATCAGTCATCCGACAAATTGCATCTCTTAATTTTTCAAAATAGTAAATTTTGTCAAGCGGCGGACCGTGATTTAGTTGCCAAGTCGGATCTTCGCCGCGAAAAACTAATTTTTCATGTCCATTCTTGACGACAACGAAATTCACTCGGTCGCCCGGAAGCGGTATGTCGCAAGTCATGTCACCTTCTAACACTCTTTTTTCTATTTTTTTGGCGAGGACGGAATGAATCTGCGGCGACTTATAGCCCTTGCCGCTCAACTGCTTTGATATGATGAATTGTGACTGCGGTACCGTATTCAGGTCAAGATTTTTTAAATTTAGCGCAAGAGTATTTTTCACTTGCTGTATGATTTCTTGCTTGTTGATTCCTTGAGACAGAGCCATGGGTGGATGAAGTATTGGCAAAATGACTTTTGATATTTGACCGTAAACGTCTCGAAGCCAGGCCGAATTATCTCGGCGCTGACTTTCGACGCCCTTGGCGCCTCGCTTTGGTTTAGAGCCGGGTTCCCATTCAACGTAAATATATCTTTTTTTAGCAATTTGCAAAAATGGCCACATGATCTTTTCGAATTCAAGTTCTATCGGGTTTTTGAATTTTTTTGTGACGTATTGGGCCATTTCTTCACCCAACGCAAGTCCCATATTCAAACCGTCCAACGTCGACGGAAGCCTGGGATTTACGTAGCAAGAATCTGTATCGCCATATACAATAATTGGCTCTGGCATGTTGTGTTCTTTAGAATATTCCTTCACATAATGCGACGTCTCTTCAATAAGTTTTCGGCCTCGCAACGTCACCGTCTGCGCAATCCAAAAATTAGCAAGGTAACCGCGGTAGCAATTGCATGGCTTGTTGAACATTGTGCAACAATCTGGGTACATCGTGCAATCGGGGTCTCGCGTGCCTGTCACGCCGCAGAAACCGTAAATAGAATTGCAGCTGACCTTGTACGCTAACTGCAACTGATTGTAAATCATTTTCTCAAAAGGCGTTTCTGCGGCTTTCATCAATTTTTTTGTAGCTTTTCTCGCGCCAAGCAAGTCATCCAATAAACTAGGAAGAACGCCTTTTCTAACTTTTTCGTCAACAAATGACACGGAAACGGTTTTCATCGACTTTTCGCCGTATTCCATCACTTCGTGTTGGTATTTCCATCTATTTTCTAATCCATCTTCATCAAAATCTTGCAACGAGGCACATATCATAGGTTTATCTTTGTTCCATTCGCACGTAGAAAAGCAGAGATTATACGCTTGCATGATGGATGGATATAAGCTTGCAAAATCTAATCCCAAAATCGGTTGGTCGTGGAATCCAAGCGACGGCTCTAACACAGTCGCGCCCTGATATCCTTCGGGCGGTATCGGAAGAGCATCTTTGTTTATGAAATAGCCCATTTTTGTAGCTTTTTGACAAATAATATTGTACGATTTCCTCTGTTCTCCAGTTAAAATGTACTGTTGTAAATTTGTCACTGTCACAGAACTCAAACCGTACAATGCGTGAATCATCTTGACTTTTGAGACTAAATCCAAAGTCAAAACGCAATCTATCATGCAGTATTTAGCAACGTCTTCCAGCTTTTGACTCGCACTCTCGATAGTTTCGTTGCCCTTAAGACCCGTCTTTTTTCTCTGTACTTGGAACAGTCGAAACATTTCCCGCGGTGGCATGTCTAATTTTTGACGCCCGCCCAAAAAATGATCAGATAAAGCATTAAGGCTGTACGACGACATCGTAAATGCTTTTCTAAAATATATAATTGTATCGTGCACAACTGTTCCAAATGGATTGACTTCGCCGATTTTATATTTTCCCAATTGATTGTTTTCTATTTCGCGCTCTTTGAATTTACAGCAGCGATCGTCAAACAAAGACAAACCGTGCAACAATTTTTTTGATAAATAATTCCGATCAGCGCGGTGGTACAGAAAGGGAATATCAAAACCAAGACCGTTATGGGCAATCAAATGCATTACTTGATTTTCTTTCAACAACTCTAAAAAACGCAAAATCATCCTTCTTTCCGAATTGTCAAAACATTCCATTTCTACCCTTTCTTGCTTTGGGTGATTGTTTTCGCCCGCTGTTGTTTCGATATAAAAATACTCCTTTGTCGGTTCGCAAGGATCTTGTCTCGACAACATGAAAAGTTTCCGTGGTGTAATCCCATTTACATCTTGTATAACCAACCCTATTTGCTCGATGTAATCGTGTTCTTTTTTGGGATCCGGAAAGCCGTAGTCGTCTGCGTTACATTCCAAGTCAAAGACGCAAACCTTAATGTTTGCTGGCGTCGGCTGCGGGTTTGTGTAGCTCAAATCTTTGCACGCGACGTTAAATTCCCCATGGTTCAGTTGGCTTGGGTCCAAGTTTGAAATAGTTACGTACGCCGATGGCTTCAGGTCCAATTTTGTATAAAATTGCTGCTCTGGTTTGATTTCGTCTAGAATACAAACTTGTAAATGCGGCTCGTCTTCTCGTATTTTGCTTTTAATCTTTCGAGCTAGCGATTTACACGTAGACCGATCGCAGCTCGACACCTCCAAGCATGGAATTTTTTCTGGCGTATATCCGCACAACGGCCAAAGCAATTTCACAAGTATTTCCGACTCGTCTTCTGCGTCAAGGTATTGGTCAACAGAATTGACACACCTCTTCCAAGCTTGGGAGGATTCGCACAATGATCCATTTTTTGGAACCACATAGACTGAATACTTGAAGTCTTTCACGGTTATTTTAATTGCAACGCCTTCTTGCGTTGCGCCGCTCAAGCGCACGTCCCCATCGTTGTCGTATCTAAAATCTATTAGTTGAAATGTTAACGACATTTGAAATTTAAAATACTTTGTTGTTATTAGTTTTTGGAGGAATTTAATTTAAATTTTTTTACGCGGATCGTCGCGATTCATTTTTTGCGTTCGTACATGATGCAATCCGGGAATTCTGTCTGCGGCTTTCTGTAAAATTTGTTCTTCCGTAACAACGTCAGGAATTGAGTATAATTTCTCGCTACAGTCGTAAACGTAAAATTGGTTCTTTCAGACTTTCTAAAATAAATTGTCGTCTCGTTTCGTAATTTATCAAAAAAACGTCTCCGGTTATCATAGACAATATTGCCATGTTCGTCCAAAGTCGATAAATTTAATGGACGAATGTATACGTCGCCACATGGCGAAAACTTGCAATGGTCTAGATCGCAACCAGTATACTCTTCGTAGCTATAACACGGGGCTACCGCAACAACTCTGCATGCGTTTTTTTCGCGACCCACTTTTGCCGCGGCGCTCTCATCGTAAAAGTCGAGCGAATACGTATCAAAGAGACTTTCCGTGTAATCTGTACAGTGCGGCGGCGCGGGGGTGTCCAGAAAAGTCTCTTGCACTGCCCAGAACGCGTCTAAATCAGCGCACGACATTTTCAAATTTAAGCCAAACGATTATTCATGTAGAAGAAGAGGTGGGAGTGTTGATTGACAATTTTCTCCATATTATTTCATGGGGTAAAACACTGACACGTGTAAAAATGGCTAGCCAATGCTCACGAGCGGCGCCGCCGCTTGATTTGTCAGAAACCCACGCATTCGACGAGTCGCGCCCAAGGCTTACGTGCAAGAAAGGCGTCTATAAGTATTACTACGGCGGGACCTACTTATATGGACCTCCGATTAAAAAAATTTTAAACTTGGCGCTTCAAAAATACAATAGAGTCAACGACGTTTTGGCTTCTACTGCAGACCAAGGCCACCGGTATCGCTTATTTGTAAACAGAACTAGAAATAGATTAGATGCCATTCGAGAAATTATTACCATGCAAAAAAAAAAATTTACACAAAGTAAATTTGAGTTTGAGCCGTTTGCAAATGCCGTGCCATGTGTCTTGCACATGGATCATCTGAAGTCTGCTTGGGCCGTCGACATATTTGTTCTAATTTTTTTTGGAGTCTTGAAAAATGATCGTTTTAACGGTCATCCTCGTTTGAAATTAAAATTGAAGTTTTTGCATGTCGCTGCCCCGCCAGCACATAATGATGCTCTCGCCGAAACTACAAGCAAACTTGCAAACGCCATAATAGGGTAAAGTTCTAGCCGCGATACCTAAGAAGAGGTTTTTCAGTAGTCTTGATTGCCTTGAATTCACCCGGAATAATAATTCGGCCACAAACGGAGTAGTTGTCCCGATACAAGCGGATTGAGTCACCTTCGTGAACGATTCCGGATGTAAGTGCGCCTGATGGCGTTTCCGAAGCATTATTTTCATCATTGCGGTCAAACTTGTTAGGTTCTCGCTCTACTGGCAAGGAACTCAATATTCCTTCCCCCGGCACTGCCAGACCGAATTTGTTCGCGAACGTTGGTTGATACTCTGCTTTTCCCAAATCAAGTACCGTATCTTTTCCAACAATCTTAAAGTGAATTCTCATAAATTCATAGGAATAGGGGAATGAACCGGTACTACCTCCCAAGTCGTCTATATTTCCTCCCCTAGTACCCCATTTCCCATTGCGCTGATACGTAGCAAAAGGTGTTGTTGCATTAGTTAGCTTTTTATGTCTGCAACCCGACGGCCGGGAACCGCTAGTGTTTGCACAAGTCATTTGATCCGAGTCTACTTTATACCAATAACACCAAAATGAATCATCCTCAGCCCCCGCATTCGGCGCTAGAACGGGGTAATTAACTTCAATTGTGAATTCGGCTTGGGTACCAACTGGATGCAGTGATAATACTGTGTAAAGGCCGTCCCTGTTGTCAGTTGGGTGTCCCTCTGTGGCAACTGACGACGACTGTGGCCCATGAGTCTCGTGATCCTTCCCTGCGTTACCGCTTATAAAACTTATATTTACAATATCGCCAACTTTTAAGCTGCCGTCCTTGCAGTGTCGGCTAGTCTGTAGTTCGTCTGGACTATCATATTCATTGAAATCTCGTTTCTCATAAGTTCTTATTCTTAAGTTCTTGCCAATGCTACCAGTTTCAGATCTGTAAGTAGCGGGGTGACACATATCTCGCCAAACACCGTCGGTGATTGTTTTCTCATATTTTATGAATTTGAAAAGATCTCCAATTTTCCCCCAATCTGGAGTGCCTCCGGAGGCAGCACTTCCGACAGCCATAATTGGAATCGCAGCGGGCGGGACGCTCTGAAACGTGTATTCATCTTCCTCACCGCCAATCGTGTACCAGGTCGGAAAGGCAAATCCTGGCAATATGACGACTAGGAGCACAGCAAATATCAGTAAAGTCATTTTCCACCAGGTGTTGAAATAATTGTTCATCTTGTTTATTATAGCAAATTATTTTTTTATTTTAGCCAGTGGTCAAATGTGGACAGAAGGACGCTACGATATGTTTTACATCGTCTGGGAGTTGGCGAAAAAAAAGCAGAGCTTGCAGCTCTTTCCCGGCGTCGCCGTCTAAAATGACACAGTCTGTGCCCCGGGATAGCGCGACGTTGATTACGTTCCTTTTTTTTTTGAATTGCCTAAAGAAGAGGTCGTCGTCCCACATATCGTCAAAAATTCTCCAATATTTGAATTCGGCGCCTTTGAATGAATGAATCGTTCCAAAGACATATTTTGGAACAGATCCAAATGAATTCATTTTTTCTTCGAGAAGAGCTAGTCGTGTGCAAATAGTTGATTTGTTGGAATATGCTCCAAATATCTTTTCGAGTTGTTTTGGGTATGGTATTTGAGGAGAATACTGTTTTTCGCGCTCGTAATCCTCGATTTTTTTTATGAAGCCGTCCCTCTTATTTTCATAATTGTGAATCTTGAATGGTTCCTTAAAGTTGAACGCAAGTTTGAATATATTTTCGTTCGTAAAAAATAAATACGGTATGTCAATAAAGAGGGGATTCGTGTTTGAAGTTGTAATTTTAAGTCTTTTGTGAACGTTGCCCTGATACGTGCCGCTGCCCATAAACTTTAAAACGTGCGATAAGTTCTGCGGTACCCTGAAAGATTTAGTTAATTGGTAGCATGCGATGGCGGTTTTTTGGACATGCTTGAAAATATTGTAGCTCGCGTCAGAATAGATAGTCTGTCCGTAATCGCCAAGCCACAAGACTAATTTGTGTGGCGAAATATGTTTCAGGATTATGCTTGCAAATAATTTTTCTAGGTCTTGTCCCTCGTCGATGACGACAACGTTGGCGTCCGTGAGTTCTTGTATTTTTTGCTTGCTTTCTGGAGAAAGACTGTCATAACCAAAATGCTCGAACCGAGCCCCACTGGCTAGGCGACCCAAGGTGTTTGATTCGTGCACGATCCGTCTAATCACGGGCCAAGTCAAATATTCTCGTTGGGCTTTTATGTTACCATTTTTTATGGCGTGGTACAATTCGATTTGATTCTTGTAAATGTAAGGCGCGGTAAGGTCAAAGCGTTGCTGAACCCACGAATCAAATTTTTTGGAATTGGATGTCTCAAACTCGCTTAAACATATCTGCGGGTTGCGCGGAGTTATCAAATCAATTAACATGCATGCGTAATTGATAGAATCCAACGTCGAGCAAGTGATATTTTTATATTCGGCGTAGTTTTTCTTGGAATCGGCGACCAAACTGTTGTTCAGAGTTAGATACAGAATTTTGTTGGTTTCGAGAGCAGAGGACAGGCGTTTGACGACCGTTGATTTTCCAGATCCGGGCGGGCCTTGCAAAACTATGTTTCCATTTTTGTGGACGTTATCCAACGCGCAATTGACAAAATTATTTCTAGTTTTATGGTCGAGCTCTAACAAATTCATCGTAAATTTCAAATAACAGTTGAAATTATGATTGTAGAAACGTCGCCAATTGAAAATTTTAATAAATATCAAACCTCTTGTAATTTTTTGAGGAGATGCATCGAAGCGTCGCAAAATCCGGACCGCAAGTGCTCGTGCGAAGGCTGGCCGATAGCCCCGGAAGAAACTTCAAATAGTTTATGGATTCGGGAATTGGAAGACTCGATTCTGATGGCAAATTTTAAAAGACACAACTTAGCAAATCCTAGCGCGTGCAGGAACGATCAAGATTATATCATTCACGTGGCTGAAATCGGCGAAACCATCGCCATGAACTATCACTCGACAGAGGCACCGGGCTTCTTTCCACTCTTAAAAGACGCCGAGTATGCCGGGTTAAAAAATGTCACGTCGTCGGACGACGAAGAAAGCGAGGACGACGACGAAGACGACGCCGACGCGCTGATCAGATGTTCTAAATGCAACGCGAAAGCGAGGTGGAAGCTGAAACAAACTAGAAGTGCCGACGAGCCGATGACGCAGTTTTGCGAATGTACAAAATGCGGACATAAATGGAAACAGTAACCTTTTAACAATCACTCAAAAAAAAAGAATTGCGTTTAATGTTTCTGCTTTTACTTGCCACCCGCAACAACGCCGAGCATTTCAGTGCCAGAAACTTTATTTGCAATCAGACTAACTAAAATGATGAAGAACGTCAGCGCAACCAGCAAGTAAATTAAAAATTGTGTCAGGGTCAGTGCTTTGAGCGCATCGTGTGCTTTTTCGTCACTCGTGCCACCGCCAGTCTGTTTTGCCGTCTGAAGCTCAAGGTATCGCACATGCTCATTGTTACTTGCAAGTCGCAGCCCCTTGCTCATTCTTTTGCCCAGCCAATGCAGCAAGTCTTTGGAGGCAGGAGACGAAACCTCAAATGCATCCTGGCTCTTATTTTTCTTAGCATCAAGACCCGTATCCTCGGTGTAATAAGGATTCGCGATGGTAGATATCATCACAAAAAACCAATTGAATGCGCCAACTAATAGAATGATTAAAAGGAAAATTCCGAGAAACCCTCTAAATGAGACTGTAGTATTTTGGATGTCGGACCAAGCCATGTATGTTTTACTTTCATGAAATATTTTTTATCTCCTACTGGAGATGTTTTCTATTTCAAGTTTCTCCATCAATTTATACTACAGTTCAAAACGATGGCAGCCGCGGCAAACGTCAAAGACACTAGCAGCCCGGGCCTCAACGTTTTGGCCGACGAGACTATAAAAAATATGCAGTCCACGCATTGGACGCCTGGTCCCGCCGGGTATTCGCACGGCAGAACTCGTCACCACGGTATTTATCAAATTCCCAAGCTGAGCACCAACGTCTTTTATTGTGGTAACTTGTGCGGTCGAAGATTTACGCACGCGCCCGCAGCCGTGATTCACACTAGAAAATGTCAGCATAAAGACGTAGTCAAAGACGCGAGAACAATAATTGCAGTTATGCAAACGCTGAATCAAACCCAAAAACAAAAAGTCTCCAATAATACTTTTTTTTCTCCCGCGACGACAAATGCGTCGACGCCCGAAAAAAAAGCCCCCCTAGCGCCAATCACGAATAAGTAGATACGTTGGCACAATTATTAATTTTTTTCATTTATACAACAAAATGAATTGGAAATGGTGTCTAAGCATATTGGGTTCCAGCGTGTACAAGTCCTTCGTATTTGTCATGAAACTGCTAAATAGATATAGAATTATTTATGACAAAGCGACGGGTGAGCCATACCTAGAACGATTTTACATTTTCTTGCGAGATCGAGATAAATCGCCGTTTCCGTTTAATATTTTTCTGCATCGATTTATACGATCGGACACGGACGAATTGCACGACCACCCCTGGGCTTTTCGGACGTTAATCCTATCGGGTGGCTACTGGGAACACACGGAAGAGGGAACATATTGGCGCGGCGCAGGGTCGTATCGCTACGCCAGCGCTGACACGTTTCATAGAGTAGAACTAGACGAGTCGAACCCTCGCTGTTGGACTCTCTTCGTACCGTCGAAGGCGTACAAGGATTGGGGATTTAAAACAGCCAAGGGCTGGGTGCACCACGAAGAATATTTTAATTCCATGCTAAGTAAATATTGGGCCGAAAATTCGGAATGGTCTTAATCGTTTTTGCGGAATGGCGCGCACGGATGAAAGAACTCTCGCGTCCACGTATTCGTCTTGTTGTTTCCCTTCGTGCAAACCCGTTTGGGCAGTGGGTGGTTAATTTTTTTGCACACGT